AGTACTGTCCCTGTGGTGTCCCTATGGTGTCCCTCAGGGACACCATTCTTGCGGGAACGCAACCAGGAGTATTTGGGGCTATTACTTTACGATGAAATAATCTATATAATAGAATTATGCGAAAACAATTATTTATGTTAGCTAAGGATAGAGTTAAAAAACTATTCCCTGGAAATAAAGAAAAACAAAAACTATATACTGATGAGTATGATAGTGCAAAAATACATATGTCTCATACATCTGCTGATAGTTATGCAAGAGGTGAGGTGAGAAGAAGATTTACACCTAAAAAACCTAAAGGTAGAAAGTAATGCCTGGTGGACTTAAAAAGAAATCATTAAGAACTGAATTAGATTTAACTCCAAAACAAAAAATGTTTGTTGAAATCTATGTTAAAGATTGGGGTTCTATTACACAAGCTGAAGCATTAAAGCGTGCAGGCTATGTGTGTACCAATGAAAAAGATTATGGATCTGTTGCATCTAGAATGTTATCTAGAAAACACAGCCCCCATATAGCAAATTATTTTGATAAGTTATTTGATCTTGAGAAAAAGAAATATGAAAGTGACAACCTTAGACGATTTAAAAGGTTAGAAAGAATTGCTGACAAAGCCGAAAAAGATAAACAATATGCTGCAGCCATAAATGCTGAGTATAGATCTGGTCAACTAGCAGGTGCTTATGTTGATAGAAAAGAGGTTACTGTTAGTGGTTTGGAGGGTATGTCACGTGAGCAACTTGAAAAAAAGCTCGAGGAATTATCAAACAAGATCGATGGTTACAACGCCAAAACGATCCAAATTGAATCCGAAGACGTTACAGCAATTGAAGAAAGCTAGTTGGTCTGAGTGGTTAGATGTTTTTAACCAAGTACATAACTCTACTATTACTACTTCAGTTGGTAAAATTAAGGTAGTAATTGATGAACAAGAAAATTAAAAAACTTAAAACAATTAAACATCTTAGTAACAATATTGAAGATTATTCCTTTGTGGAGGTAAAGTGGCTTGATATCGAGGATGATAGTGGTTGGAGTAATTTATCTATTTTACAAAAAGAAAAACTTCCTGTATGTGTTTCAAAAGGTTACTTACTTGATCAAAAAAATGGTGTAACAAAATTGTTTAGAGATTATATTGAATCAAAAAATAAACCTACCTTTGATGATATTGGTAGTACAGTTATTATTCCTACTTCAGTAATTATATCATTGAAAGTTATAAAACTTACTTAATCATGTCTAATAAAAATGGGGAAACTAGGCTATGGCAGAAAGTAAAAAAAGGACTGACTGATTGCTTTTTAACCCGCATAGAATCTAGCACAATCAATGGTATTCCTGATGTCCACGCAGTAATGGGTAATCAAGTCTTTTGGATTGAAATGAAATCAGATTCATTAAGTTATCCTAAGCTAAATAAGTGGCAGATTGTATGGATTAATAAATATATCATAGCAGGTGGCAAAGTAATTATCTTGAAAGAGACCCTCTTGCAGAAATCTCTTAAACTGTACAGACCGGTGTCCGTGTTTACTGATCCTCGTTCCCTGGTCTCGTTTGCCTCGTTCTCGTTCCCGTTACAATGGCCACTGGTCCAGCAGCGCATCCTTCAGGAGCTGGGACGGCCTCCCGATGCAGCCTGATCCTCGTTCTCGTTCCCTGGCCACTGATCTTTTCCCTCTTTGTTTGATCAGTGGCCTGGGATCCAGCAGCAGGTAATACAGCTCAGGTCTCGTTTCTCGTTCTCGTTACTGGATAAACCTCGTTCTCGTTTAATGGTACCCATCAGGGGCTGGTGCAGCCAGATGCTTCCCAGCTGGCCAGGCCAGAACTTCTTCCTTGACAGCTATCCCATGATGTCGTATGGTCAGACAAAACAAAGGAGGCAAATGCATACCATAAAAATAACTGTAGAAGCAGGATGCGTTGTAGAAGTAGACGGATTACCTGATGGCTTTGATTACGAAATAATAGATAAAGATACTCAACAAGAAGAAAAGGAGGAGTAATGGCGATAGATTTTGATGCCCTCGATCTCGTTCGAGGCGAGAACAAAGCTCGTTCATACAACAAGAGAATAGATGAACTGGCCAGGAGCAATGAGGAACTGGTGACGCTGGTAGAAGCTCTGGTAAAAGAACTTCCCGATGACAAGAAATGGTCGTTTGAAGAAAGATTAAAAAAAATTAAAGAAAGGACTTGACGGCTGTCCCATCATGTCTTATATGTAGCTCGTTAACCAAGGAGTATTATGGATGAAGAATTAGAAGACAATTTAGTATGGTCCTGTCCTGAGCACAGCATGGACACGTACTTTCAAGTAAAGCAGTTTGAGAAAAGACCCGAGGCTAAGGATTACGTATACGTACGTTTTGCGGATGGTGATCAAGTAGAGTCGATGTGGGTGAAGATCCTGCAGGGGACGCAGCAGCGGGGGCACGGGAAGCTAGATAATATACCTGTAAAACTATTAGATAGAACAATAGGTGATACCATCAATTATAAAACAGACAAGGAGGGAGTAACATGGGAAAACAAAAACTAAAAGATGCGAACAACGCATCGTCTACAGATAAGCCTGAAGCAGGTAAAGTATACGCGCTTACCGGAGGTCCTGGATCTCGCTGCATCGCTAACGGTAACAGCTGGAAGGAGAGTGAGGTGGCTCAGGATCTGGCAGCAGGAGCTGATGCTGGTAAAGAAACGTGAGTTTCGTTCTCGTTTACTTAGGGCTGCTCTTCCTTTTTCCTACATTCACATTGGCCAGCACTGGCGTGCTGGTTCTCGCTCTCGTTGGAGTGCTGTAATGTCGTCTCGTTTCTCGGTAAGAGGGGAGCTGGCCAGGCGAAGCCTTCAGGACTGGCGCCAGGCACCAGCACGGAACTCTGCGTGGTAAGAAGAATGGTTGGGTTTCTACTTTAGAATGGTTCTAAAAGATAATTGTTGCAAAGGTATATAAGATACGATAAGACATTAGAATTAATCAACAAAGGAGAAAAGTTATGGGACTAGACCAACACGCACACCTTCGTGGTCATAAAGTAAATTGGGATAAATACTATGATGATGACCAAGAAGAACAATCAAAAGTTTTTGTGTGGAGAAAACACGCAAGACTTCAACAGTTCATGGCAAAGAAGTGGGACGAACAAAACACAAACCACGAGCATGACGGAATGCTTTCACATTTAGGATTTAATTCTGATTGTGATGCCCCTGTCTATATAACTCAAGAGGTCGCTAAAGAGTTAGCCGAACAAATTCAAGAGGGCTTTAAAGATTACAAAGCTGAAGACGGATTTTTTTGGGGACAACAGTTTCAAGAGGATAGTGTCAAAGAGTACAAGGAACAAGATATCAAGTTCTTGAAATTCTGTGAGCAAGCTATCAACGAAAAGAAAGTCGTTGAGTATTGGTGTAGTTGGTAATGGCTACTAATAAAATTAACGAGGCGACTACTGTCGCCTCGTCTCGTTCTCGTCTCGGAAAAAGAAAAGATAATACTAAGTTAAAGACTGGCGTCCCAGCCCAGCACGGAACGGAACGCGAAAAACTTTTCACCGAAAAAATAAAAAGACTATTTAATATATTAGAGGGTAATAATGCTAATACTTCTATTGCTAGACCTAAAAAACTTAATTAAAAAAAAGATAAATAAGTTATTGCATAAGATTTGATAAGATGTATTAATTAGAGGTATTTATAAAAATACATAACTTAACAAAGAGGTAAAAATGCAAAACGCAAAAAAGCTAAAGCAAGACGAAAAAAAAATAGTTCTTGCATACGCAACACTAAAGCTAAAAGCAAATAGACTTAACAAAGAGTTAGACAGTATGAAAGAACACGTTGTTAATCTATTTGATAGAACAAACCAAAATCTAGTTATTGTTCAAGATGAGCATGGCAACAGTTTTGGTCTTCAGAAGATTAACCGAGTTAGAAAATCTTTTGACAAAGATAAATTTAAATTAGCACATTTAGATTTATGGAATGCACACCAAAAACAAATTGAGTATTGTGAGTATAAAGCTATTGGCGAGGTATCAAATGCCCAATAATGATTTGATTAACATAGCTAATGTATTGAGTGAGAAGTTAAACTCTAATGCACCTACTTCACTTGCTGACATGGTGGTGGACAATGGACAGAAAAAACAACTCAACTATGAAATCATGTTCCAACTATTAATGGGCGAATGTGAAAAGCATATACTTGAGAATGTTGGCAACCCTGTTGTTGATGAGTTCAAAGACAATGTATTAAAAAAGTTTAGTACACTTGTTCAAGCAATACACAGCACAGAATAATAATAAACACATAACCAATGGCGTCTTAACTGACGCCATTGTTGTATCTAGCCTGTACTATTAGAAGGCTCTTATCATTTACAAAAATACTTTTTAAAATCTTTACCTGTAAATTCACGCACAGCACCCCTGAATTACGAGGCGAACGGGTTTACAAAGTAGGATATATAAATATACTAGGGTCCCAAACGAGATGAAAATAGAAAACTTAACTGAAGATGAATTAAAAGACATTATTCTAAAAAAGCAGTTAGAGTGGATCAAGTTATGCCAGGATAATTTTTTAATTTTTGCAGAGTCTGTCTGGCAAGATTTTATCTATCGTAAGACAAAGGACCCAAAGAAGTACGGGCACCATCAAATTATTGCTGAATCGTTTCAAGATATTGCAGATGGTGATGCAAAGAGGCTCATCATTAACATGCCTCCTAGACATACTAAATCAGAATTCGCATCTTATTTATTCCCCGCCTGGTATATTGGAAAGTATCCAAAGAAAAAAATTATGCAGGTATCACACAACGCTGAACTAGCTTCAAGGTTCGGTAGCAAAGTTCGTAACTTAATGAACACCAAGGAGTATAAAGAAATATTTGGAAATGTTACACTAAGAGAAGACAGTAAAGCAAAAGGCAGGTGGGAAACCAATCATGGTGGAGAATACTTTGCAGCGGGTGTTGGCGGATCTATCACAGGTCGAGGGGCCGATTTGCTTATTATTGACGATCCACATACGGAACAAGATTCTTTGTCCGACACAGCTATGGAACGTGCATACGAATGGTACAGTTCAGGACCCAGACAGCGTTTACAACCCGGTGGCCGTATTCTTGTAGTCATGACTCGTTGGGCTACTGACGATCTTACAGGAAGGTTGGTTAAAGCACAGACAGGTACTAAAGCAGATCAATGGAAAGTAATTTCTTTTCCAGCTATCATGCCTAGCGATAAACCTGTGTGGCCTGAGTATTGGAGTAAAGAAGATTTAGATTCTGTGAAAGCCTCAATCTCTACAAAAAATTGGAACGCACAATACATGCAGGACCCAACCTCAGAAGAGGGTGCAATTATAAAAAGGGAATGGTGGCAAGATTATAATAAGGAGCAACTTCCAAAACTGCTCCACGTGATACAATCCTATGATACTGCATTTTCTAAAAAAGAAACTGCCGACTATTCTGCTATCACCACTTGGGGTGTCTTTGAACCTGTAGAAGGTTATGAGAAAGCAATTATATTATTAGATGCTCACAAAGGTAGGTATGACTTTCCAGATCTTAAGAATGTTGCATTAGAGCAATATCATTACTGGGAACCGGAAACCGTAATAATTGAAGCTAAAGCTTCAGGACAGCCACTTATTCATGAGCTTAGACGTGCAGGAATTCCAGTAATTGATTATGTTCCAGCTAGGGGACGAGACAAGCATACTAGAATAAACTCTTGCGCACCTGTGTTTGAGTCTGGTATGGTGTGGGCACCTTTAGACGAACACTGGGCACAGGAAGTAATTGAGGAGTGTGCAGCGTTTCCTAATGGACAATACGATGACTATGTTGATTCTATGACCCAAGCTGTGTTAAGATATCGACAAGGTGGATTTGTTTCAACATATTCTGATGATTGGGATGATGATCACATTAAAGTAGAAAAAGAATATAAATATTATTAGGAGATTTTTATGTCCATGAAAGAAGATAGAGCCAGAGAAGGTAAAAAAGCAAGATACAGAAAAATGGGTTTCGGCCCTATGATGGATAAAGGTGAAATAGACTTTGGAGATAAACATCCACTTACAAAAAAAAGATTAAAAAATTTTAAGAAAAAAGAAAACCCTATGGAAGAGGAAAGATTTAATGCAGGTTTTAGAGCGAAAATGAAAAAGGCAGGATTTAAAGATTCTGAAATTGGAGATACAAGATTAAAAGCAGGTGGACTGTCAGGTGGCCAAGCAAAAATTGCAGCCAAAGCTCCACCACCAAATGTTATTAATGAAAAAGATTTCGAAGTTCTTAGAGCAGAAAAAGCAAAAGGCAGAGGCATGGGTCTTCAAGATGAAAAAGTTAAACCAGGTAAAGTACAAAAAGCTAATTTAGGTTTAATGTTTATGAAAAAAGCAAAAGACAAAGGTGCTAAAGGTTTA